TAGCAGGTTGTGCTGTAAATTCGTGTCTGCGCTTTATAGGCATTTTACGAACGACAAAATATCCAACCGCATCGTTCATGTGGTCGAATCCTGTTGATTTGTCCGGCTCACCGTTTTTGTCATAGGCCTGTTGTTCCAACCCAAGAGCAATGTTGGGGCATTTATCAATGTTTATGTAGTATAAGCGATGGCCTTCATTGTTGCAAAGAGCCATATTGACAGCCGCAACCCTGTCTTTTACCCTACCGTTCGCCCTTGGTGCGTTGATAGTGAACCCCGCGTTACGCAATAAAACCAAGTCGCTAGATGCCGCGTTAGTTGTGCTTGTTGCCCCACCGCTTGCGTCTGGGTAGACAATTATCGGGTTGTCAGGGTACCTGTTGCGCAAGGTTCGTATAACGTTTGGCGTGTCCTGGCCTCCGCTTACCTCATCTACCGCGTAAGCGTTGCCGTCTCTCATTACATGAATTGCAGCCGCCATGTTGTTAACGTTAAAGTCCATGCCTATGTGCAAGGTCTCGTTTGTACTTGGCACTAAACCCTTTGCGTTCAAAAGTCTGTCGTAGTTCATGTAAACCGTGCCAGACGTTAAGTTGACAAACTCACCTTCAATGTAGGCGTTTAGTAAGTTGGCTGGGTAAGTCTCTCTAAGCGATTCAATGTAACCGGCTGGCAAGTGAGGGTTGCTATAAGTTGGAGCCTTAATTAGCTCATAACTTTCTGATGGGTTTTTATACCAACGCTCATAAACAAACCTGAAGCCTTCTGGGGTTGTGCCAACGGCAACCGTGTTTGTGTGTCCATTGGCCTTTTTTTGCCTATTTCTGGCAATAATCTTATTCCAAACATCATTAGCCTTGTTAGCTGGCAATGTGTCTAGCTCGTCAACCATTGAATCGCCAACTTCGTAGCCAACAATGGTGTCTGGGTTTTCCATTGTGCGAAAGATGATTTGACGATTGTTTACCCTTATAACGTGTTCGCTTCGGTTTAGCTCGTAGGGTATGCCAATATCATCTAGCGCGGCTTGAAATCGCGGGTAAGCGATTGTTCGGACTAGCGGGTAGTTTGGCAAATAGTAGGCAACGTCTGCCCCACCTTGTGAAAATATCTTGTTCAGCGTTCTAAGTACTAGGGCGTGTGTCTTACCAGCCCCAAAGCCAGCCACCATTGCTGGGAACCGGCTTGTACTGTTGACTAACTGCGCTTGCGGCTTAGTAGCCCTAGCCCTAAGTTTCACTAGCCACTACTTCAAATGACGTGACCTGGTGCGTGCTTGTAACAGTCTGTTTATCAGATTGCCCTAGCAAGTTCTTTCCCAGCCATATAAGCATAGGAACGTTACCTTCTTCAGCCGCTTTAAATTGCAATCTGCGTAGGCTTATTTTGCCTTTCGCGCCATGCTCTCTGTAGAAGTCCGCAAAATTTAGGTATCCGCGCTCTTTTAAACGCCTATCCAATGTGTCTTCAGATATGCGCCATATGGCACAAATTTCATCTTGTGTTGCGTTAATTTCTGCCAATGAAACAATTTTTGCAAAATCTTCGTCGCTTATTTCAATTCGTGGTCGCCCGACTTTAGAATCTGTCGTCATGATTGTTTATCCCATTGTTAAAACAAAGTAATATTATTTTAGCAAAAAAAAGACCACTGCGATAGTGGCCTAAAGTCGCTACAAACGACTAGGAGAAAGAGCCTTCATTGTAGCCTCTCTTTGTTCAGCCGTCTAGCCTCTGCGTTGTAGTGCCTGGCAATCTCAATCAAACCCTCTTTGGTGTACTTCCTCAGCGTGCTGTCAGATTCGAGTAAGTTAAGTTGGCGTTCACCAATGCGCTCTATGAGTCGCTTACGATACTCAACAACGTTTCCGCCAAGCCAATTATTGCAGTGCTTGCATTGACCGTGTACGTTGTCCTCAACAAACTTCATGTGCGGAGCTGAACCAACTGAGCGGTAGTGTCCTGCGTCAAATGTGTTTGGCGTGTCTCCCAGAGGCTTGTCACACGATACGCATGGCTTGCCTGTATCTCTAGCTCGGATGTACGAATTAAACGCAGCCTGCGCCTTCTTGACCAACTGCGGCTTGGTTTGCAGTGCATCCAGCTTTAATTTTGTTTCTTGCTTGTCTTTCTTGACTTTAACCGCCTTGACCAGTTGCATAGCACACGATGGGCTGCAACATGTCTGTAGAGGTCTGGCTGGTTGAAACGTATCTTTGCATACCTTGCACTTCTTTGTTTTCATTCGCCCACCTCAAAACCTTTGTCTGTTGCCCAGCAAATGAGCCACTCTGTGAACTCGCTTGCGTCTGCCTTATTGAATTTGCGCGACTGCAAGCCCAATTGAACTACCCTTTGGCCATCTAAGCTGGGCGCTACCTTACCTGCTGACCTGCCAGTCTCGCTTGCCCACTGGTCAATCAAAAACCGTTTCCAGCTTTCACCATCCCACTTAGCGCCCGCATGGTTTGCCTGCTTTGCAATCTGGCCAATAATTGCGTGGTACATCTCATTTTGTGGCTGGCTGCGAGTCTCGCTTGTGACTTCCAATGTAAATTTCTTACCCCCCATAAAGTGGGGCTTCATCTTTTGGTAAATGTCCGTTACCACTTGGTGCGCCTGTTGCGCATTGTGTAGCGTTATTCTCATTTTCTGTTTTTCTCCAATGTCATTAGCGCCCTTATATCATCCGCGTACTTTTGTCCGTATTTTTTAGCCAAGTTACCCATTACACCCCTAAACCACTCTGGCGCTTTTTCAGCTTGCCACTTGTAGCTGTACACCAACTCGCGAGCCAAACCCTCGTCAGCGGCTTGTTGCGACCTTTTAGACTCGATGCTTTGTTGCACTCTGCGCTCTGCTTGCTCTTTCTTTGTGCCCCAGGGAATTAAAGACAACGCTTTTGCTTTTCTGTCAGTTTTGAATTGACTTTAAGTTGATGGACATTTTGTATTCCATCACCGTTTAAATTCTTTGACCTTGCCTTGCCACCGACCGTTCCAGCTCTAGAACGTCTGAAACTAGTGTCATCGCTAATAATACTTTTCCCAATAAACATCGTAAATGCATTTGGTATTGATTCTTTTTTCATATAGCAAGCCATAAATTGAGTGTAATTAATCCGCAAGTAACAAGCCCGACTGCAAACAGAATTACAGCAACAACCGATAGTTTTACTAAAACATTGCGCCAGCGCTGTGGGCTTTGATGTTGATAATTAATGTATGGCTCTGCATCAATCGGTATTTGACTTGCCCTAACTCGGCGTTGTAGCCAAGCATTTGTTCTTCTAATTTCTTTTTCTGCGCTCATTGCTCTCTCCTTTTGTACTTATAAAACACGTGAAAACCAATTACTTTAGTCATTTCCAACCTGCCCGCCCAGCGAGGGTAGACAGCTAGTGTGTGGTAGTGCGTTGACCTTCGCGTGTTGTCCTTCAACCTGCCTGCAATTACCCTAGCCACTACCCGTTGCACTTTCTGCGTGTACGCCACCAACCTTGGGTTTCTAGCTCTGTAATCGTTAGCCCAACTAAACTGCTTGCTTTGATAAACCACGCGGCAGATTGAGTTTGGCCAGCGCTTACTTGCGACTCGGTTTAAGACTACGTTAGCTACTGCTCTGATGCCAGCCAGGCTCTCTCCCCTTGCCTCGTAGTGCAAATTATCAGCCAGACACTTGGCCTGCTTGCTGTAAGGCACAGCCAACGCCAATGTCGGCAGCATCAACAAAGCCAGTAGTGGCTTAATCACTGCCTCTTGCCATGACATATTTTGCGGCATGTAACCAGTAGTTGTTTAAGTGCTTAACACCTTCATGTCGCTTCTCAAACTCCAATGCTATTTCCTCACGCTCTGCCTTTACCGCATCGCGCCTGACCAACTTAGCAAAGCTCTCAAGCGCGTCTAGATTTGCAATTTCATTTGTCTGGTAGTAGTGCGGTAGCTTTGCGTCACGCGCCAGTTCAATAACTTTTTCTCTGTTCATGTGTTCTTCTCCTTTACTTTAGATTCAATAAACTGTGCAAACTCAAAAACAGTTGGGCGGTCTGGTAAACCCCAAGAATCAACATCTATTTGCGTCAGCCCAAACCAAGGCTTGTGTGGTTGTGTTGATGTGTAAAGCGGGGCGCACCCATCGTTGTCCAAGAACTCGTCCTGCTCATCCGCAGACATATGAGAAAAGGTCTGGAAGTGGTTCTCACCACAGCATTGAAACCGCACTTTCTCACCACCACAGTAGCAACAGTACTGCGTGCTGTCTGCCATTAATTCTTTTCGTGTCATGTGTTTTTTTCCTTTAGTCTTTCATCTACGCAGTCTTTGCAAATAAAAGTACGAAACGTTCCAATAAACTTAATGCTTCCGCCTTTTAAGTATTTATCCTTTTGACACCTCAGGCACATTTGCGGCCTGGAGTGCATAAAACGCTCATTTTCCGTCTTTGCTGATAACGCATAAGCGTTTTCTTTAGCAGGTGAAAAACTCCTAAATCCATTGCTCATTTTGATTTCTCCTTGTCATTTATAACTTTTGCCTTCTTCAACCTCAGCACATCGCGAACAATACGCTGCGACCTGTCTAACTCACCTACCGTCACGATTTCTAATTGCTCGTCGTGTAATTGCATTGCCTCGTCCAGGGTTTGCATCTCAGCACCCTTTAAGATGTAGTGGTCTGTCCTCATACCGCGTTTGCAGACCTCTAGAAGCGCGTCTAAGCCGTTTTTTGCAACAAAAGCATACTCAGTACCAAACCCCATCAGAACAAGCGCCTCGCACGTGTTTAAAGCGCTTATCAGTACATCCAGCTCTTTTCGTCTTGCCTCACCTTTGACAAGCATTGCCAGGGCATTGTGGTTCTTCAACTTCAGGGTCAACAGAGAGCCTTCGTGCTTTGCAACTGGTGTGATGCTTTCAATCACAAAAGCCAACGGGTTGACTAAGACAGGTTTAGGCTTGTATTTGCTTTGTTTTTTCATATTCTTCCTCTGTAAGCTCACTAATAATGTACAACGCTTGGTTGATTATGAATACAGGGTAATCCCTACCTTCTCTTACTAAATCAAGTATTTTTCTTGCTGTGTAATAGTTCATGCTTTCCTCAATACTGCGTTGATTTTTGCCCTTATGTCTGCGGGCATAGGCACAGCCGTTTTGCGGTCAAGCTCTATCTGCCTCAAAGCTGAATCGTATGAAGGTGAAATTGCAACAGTATTCCTCACAACGTCAGCAGATTGCTGTGCAAAAGATTGCTTTTCAACTTTCTGACTTCTAACCCAGTTTCGCCAAGTCGCGTTCCAGTCTAGCTTGACACCCTTGCCGCCAGCTACCGAATTCCAGTAGTCCGTGAACTCGGCAAAAACCTTCCGTAAATCAAGGTCTGGCCGCTCTGTCTTTGACCACTCGGCAAGCTCAGAATCAGGCTTCCAGTTTGCTGGCAACCGCGCACCGCGTGTTGCTGTCTTATCTTTGGTTATTGGTTCTTTGGTTCTTTGGTTATTAGGTTCTTGGTTAGCATCCAAAACAGGTTCGTTCGCAGTGCGTTCGTTATGCGTTCGCATAGCCTTCGCATTGCTCCACCTTGCGTTTGCACTACCTCTGGCCTTTTCACTCTTTTGCTTGTAGCCATCAATCTCTCGGTCGCAGCGGTTGTGATGCCACTTGTCTACAGACTTATCAAAAAAATGCTTTAAGAGCAATCGCACTGTTTTTTCATCCGAACGCACTGCGAACGCAATGCTTTCTGGGTCATCATCGAACGGCGTTTCGTCTGTGTAATAAATCCACATCATCCGTAGGTATGTGGCTAGCTGGTGGTCATCAAGGTTGGCCGTATCCTTAATGAAGTCTCCAATATGATGTTGGTAGTAAAACATTAGGCGTCTCCAACTGCTTCAGTGTCAACTGGCTTGTCTTTATCAACGCCACGAAATGCTTCGTTTACAAGAAACTTTTCTTGTTCAACAATTATCCCAAACTGGTTGGCCGATAACCAAATTTGAACATCCTCGCCTTTATCGTTAGTTTGTGAAATCCTTATAAAACCATCTCCGTCGCCATAAACTTCTGTCTCAATCTCAGCCCTTAAAAACAAGCCCATGTCTAACTCCAAAAAGAAAACCCCTGAACTCCAGTGGTACGAGCACCGGAAATTCAGGGGTCAGCCTGTGAAGGCTTATGGGTATCTGCGTCTCGTACACGCAACTCATAAACCGTCTCAAAATAAATTATAACGCTTTTCTGAGTTTCTTATTAGTCACTGCAACCGACTGGGTAAAGCTCTGAGATAAGTTTGTACCTCGCAGTTGTCGCATCAGCAATGACAGCGTGTAGCCAATGTATAGCCGCTTCGTCTGTAGTGGGCTTGCGGCTCAGTAGCGCCTCAAGGTCTTCAATGTAGTTTTCTAATGTATTCATGCTCAATTGTGAGTGCAGGAAATTGTTTTCGTAAATAGGGGTAAACACCTAGATAAAACGTGTTTTTTCTGGGTTAAAATAACCTCGTCAGCAACACAAACAGGAGTTAGAAATGAGACAACTTTATTCAGTAAACCACCAGGGCGCAGAAAAGCTAGCGGCTTTGGTCAGCAAGTTAAGCGACGAGTACATCGACGCGATGCTAGACCTTGAAGAAAAGATGGAGTCTGGCAATCAGACCACCATCTTAATCAACGGCCAAGAGTTGACGCTCGGCGCTGAAGATTTTGACCCAATCAAAATCGCATACTAGGAGAAAATATCATGCAAAAAATAGCACAGGCTTTTGTAGCCGCAAAGCGCGAGTTTGCACCAGCGCTCAAGACCAGCACAAACCCACACTTTAAGAGCCGCTACGCTGACTTAGCTGGCTGCATGGAGGCGGTAAATGATGCTTTGCTGGCTAATGGCATTGCGCTGTACCAGGAGACCAGCGAAGACAGCACCGGCGTGACAGTTGAAACCGTGTTCTTGCATGAATCAGGCGAGACACTGCGAGGCGGCAAGCTCCACGTGCCTG